TCATCAAGACCATGTAGAAGCATTTCATAAGGCTAATTATTCAGCACAATTAAATTATTGGTCTAATACTGGAGCTCAAATGGATATTAAACATTTGATGGACTTTGATCCTTACCTAGGTAGAGTATCTGGTTCATCATAGACTTGACAAAATAAACATCTGCCATTATTATAAATAAATCACCTTTTGTCTTTCAGTAATTAAAGTAACGATTGGTAATATAGGGACATGTCGAGTCCCATTCATCTGCGGCGAGAATCCGCAAGTAACTTAAGGTAATTCAAATGATCAAATCTGTATTCGCAGCAACTGCTGCACTGTCCATGTCCGCCGGTGCTGCTTTTGCAGGTCCCTATGTAAATGTAGAAGCAAACTCTGCCTTTACTGGATCCGATTATGATGGAACTCTTACTGAGTTCGCTGTTGGTTATGCTGGTGATGCTGGTGCAGTTTCTTACTACGTTCAAGGTGGTCCTGCGATCCTCGCTCCTGACGGTTCTGAAAATAAGACTGTTTTCGCTGGTAAAGCAGGTGCTTCCTTCTCCGCTACCGAACAACTCTCCCTCTATGGTGAAGTTTCTTTCGTCGGTTCTGGTGAAGAGGACATCGATCGTGGTTATGGTACCAAGCTTGGTGCAACCTGGGCCTTCTGAGTTCTAACTTGATATTTGTCAGGGAGTCAATACGGCTCCCTTTTTTTAGCCCTTGACAAATCTAAAGAAATTATATATACTGTAACAATACTTAACAAGGAGGAAAATGACTGTCACTACTGAGGATGGTGGACGCCAAAACCTGTTCGCACGTGAACCACAAATGTACATTTCTAAGACTGATGCAGAACGATATGGTTATGAGACCTATGCTGAAAGTGCTGAAAAATTGAATGGACGTACCGCAATGTTGGGATTTATCGCAGCAGTTGTATCTTATGCAACATCCGGTAGTCTTTTCTTCTTTGGTGTGTTTGGAATCTGACATTTATTGACAATGGCACCAACAATCTTTACAATCACTAGTATCGCCATGTTCGTATTACTGGCGTATTCCGTAGAACAACTTTCAGAAACTTTCTAATGGCAACTTATAACATCACTCTTCAATCATCAGACGGTACAGAATCAAAGTTTGAGTGTGCTGATGATCAATACATCCTCGAGGCAGCAGAAGATGCTGGTGTGGATCTTCCTTACTCCTGTAGGGCTGGTGCATGTTCGACATGTGCTGGTAAAGTTATCAGTGGAACTGTGGACAATGAAGAGCAGTCATTTCTTGATGATGAACAAATTGAAGAGGGTTACGTACTCACATGCGTTGCATACCCCACAAGTGATTGTGTAATTCTAACTGAACAAGAAGAGAATCTTTAATTTACAAAAAATAGGAGAAAAACAATGAACGAAAACGCAGAACGTATCAATGGTTGGGCAGCAATGCTCGGTATCATAGCAGCAATGGGTGCATATGCAGTGACAGGTCAAATCATCCCAGGCATCTGGTGATGACTACTGAAGCAATCCTACAGATTTTTTCTGGACTTGCATTAATTGGAGTTGTAGTTTCATTATTAAAAGGTGAAGATCATGATGACGATGGACCCGATGATGGGTTGCTAAGTCCTGTTATGGAAGGTGTCTAACACCTTCCTTTTTTTCTAAATATTTAAAAATAAATTTTTACCAATGTTTGGAAAATCAAAGGCAAAGGTAGAAGAAAAAGAACATGATGAGGATAAGAATGAAGTGCTTGGTAATCTAGTTAAAGTGGTTGTCCTCATATGGTCAGCATCTCTTCTTACATTCAGTTATGTGAGACTTCCTAATGGTCAAAAGATTTTAGATTTTGACCCTACGTTTATTGCATCTGTATTTTCTGGTTCTTTAGCAGCATTTGGATTGTCACCAGCAAAGGCAGGTGGAGCAACACAACAAAAGAAAAAAGAAGAAGAACCACCAGTTCAATCAACAATTAATGTAAGAAAAGATTGATATATGAACGGTGAAATAATACTTACAATTATAGTTTGTTTATGGGGTTTATTTCTTTTCTTTCTTTCTATTTTTTCAGAATAGATAGATAGATAAGATAAACAACAAAAAATGCAAAAGATTGTTAACGTCATAGCATTATTATCAGGTCTCGTATCACTTACAGTAGTTGTAGGTGGTGTGACCCTTTTTGTTGACAGAGAAAATATTATTAATAATGCGAAGACTCAATTAATTAATGGAGTCTCTGATTCAGTTCAAGAATTATTACCAACTCTAATTGATTCCTCGTTACCAGAGTTACCAAAAACTACTGGTGATGTGTTACCATCAACACCAAACTTCAAAGGTTTATAAGAATTATATGAGAGATGGTAAATAATAATATGTATCTGGCAAACACATGACTATCTCCTCTAAGAAAAATAAAAAGAAAGAAAGTGATGACACTTTCTTTTTGTATGTCGCCATTCATTCTGTATTCACTGCTTTAGCAAATCTTTTTAGAGATGATTGATGTACCAGATATCCAAATCAGATCAATTGAAATTCCAAGATATAATTTTAACAATCCGTCAATTTCAATTCCTACTGCACCACCTGTCACAGTAAATCTAGGTGTTCCTGTAGTTGATTTACCAGGTTGTGTAGAGGCCTATGAATCAAACAACAAGAGTTTACCAGAAGATGACAAAAGAGGAGTACTTACGCTTTGCGATTCTGGCGTCCCTAGTTTTAATCCTATTCAGTTTGAACCACTGGAGGTAATTCCAACTAAACCTGCCAGATTAGAAACTAAACAATCACCACCACCAGATGAGGTAATTAAAGATTTACCACCAATAAAACCACCTGTTATTCCCTCTCAAGAATCTTGTCCTACACCAGGACAACTTGCAACAGAACCTATAGGAACCTTTGTACAAGGTTTTAGAAAAAAGATTGTTGAGTATCGACTCATAGGACAAGAGTGTGTACAGATTACTGAAGATGTACCACTACCAAAACAAATCATTGCTGGACTTCCCTCTGGTGGTCAAGTCATGACGACAAGTGGAATTGCAGTAGTCGCTACATCATCTGCAATCATGGCAAAACCGTTGGCCGATCTACTACTTAAAGTCATCAAACCAACGGTTAAGAAAGTAATAGTTAAGATTAATAAGATCAGGGGGAAGGAGTCTGAGATCTTATCTGTAAAGGAGCGCCAAGATCAGCAGCGGACTTACTCACGCGCGATACGTTCTTTGAAGGGGAAGGGATAGAATGGGTATGTGGGGGAATGACACCACCGGGGTTTGTAACAACCACATCCGCACACACTTTATAATATGGAGACTTGGGGTGGAAATAAATACCCTGTTTCTTGAGCTCTCCACAGTTCTTAAGTCTGGCGATCTCAAAATCTAATCTTTTATTTGCAGTGACTTGTTTTTGAAAAGAGATCTGAGTTGCAGCAGCTTCTTTACATTGATCCTGTAACTTCTGATCAATCGGCCTTGATAAGGTGGCTGAGACCCCCAGAGAGAGGTTATAATTATCCTTTTGACCAGTTCTAGTCCTCTTGAAGAAAATAATGTCTCCTGGGTTGTCAAGGATGCCATCACCTATTGGTTTTCCATCCTCATCAAAGGCACCAAAATTATCACTTACATCGTAGACAGGATCATCAAAAAATGGTTCAAATGGTTTTTGTGCAGATACAGAACCAGTTATAAATGGTGTAACATTAAGAGTAGGACCCTGACACTGAATACCTCCACCATAAGTGTTTGTAATATAGGGTCCTTGAAGTACTTGGATTGCTTGATTTGTAACACTTCCACTCGAATTAGCTACAGGAGAAGCAGTAGCACTAACGCCACCAATCTCCTGAGCTAAAGATATAGAAGGAGTAAATGCACTTAAGAGAAATGGAATGAAGAATAATTTTTTCATACTTATCACTGGGTGAAGATTGATACTGAATCTGTGACAGATTTGATTTCTGTATTTCTTTGAATAATTGTTTGATTACTCAGACCAGGACCAAAATAAGTTTCAGTAAACTGAAAGGCACCACCTGGTGTTGTTTGGGAGAATGAAGGTTTAGAATTCACTCCAGTCCAAACTGAAGTCACACCATTGATTGTGACCTGTTTCTCTCCAGTTCCTGGAGATAAGTCACCATCAACAGTAATTCCAGAACCTGTTGCTGAATATTGATACCCAGTATTGAAGTCTACTGAATTGATAGTCTCACTTACACTAGATGTTGTTTCTGTGCGACTTGTCAATGAACCTTGGGTAAAGTTAGGCACAACCGGCACACTATGCACCGGTTGTAAAGTTCCATGAATTACACCAAGAATCAATCCAAGTCCAATTGCTTCTTGTAATCTAGTCATTAGTCTATAGTAATTTCGGATACGAACTGACCTGTTGCTGAAGTACCAGCACCACCTGCGGTTAAAGTAACTGCACCAGAACTGTTGATAGTACCTGCAAGATTTCCTGCAGTACCACCACTAAATGTGGTTGATTGTCCCTGAAGAACTGGTGCAGTGAACTGACCAGAATTCAGAGCTGTCTGAGATGTAGTAATAGTATCACCTTCAATATAACCTTCTACAAAGGAGAATGCATTACCATCATTAGTCAGTGTATAAGAGGTAGGAGTATATCCAGGAGCAGAACCACTACTAAAGGCTCCAAGACCACCTGTAGTACTTGCTGTAATATTATTTCCTGTAACTGAATAGCTACTACCAATTCTCTCTGTAGTAACTGATGGACTATCTACAGTCAACTGAACGCTTGTAGATAATCTTGAAGTAAGATCTGCCTTTGCTGTACCGGCAGTCATCAATAACATACCAAAGGCAATGAAAACTTTTTTCATATCCTTTAAGTTGATAACAATGATATTTAGATTCTTTATTATTTTTTAACAAAGATTAAAAGCTTATTAAATAGGTAAATATTAAAAATATTTTTAAATTTAGATGGAATTGTCTAATTTAAACATGGAAAGAAAAGAATGTCCTAAATGTGGAGCATTGTGGTTAAATGGACAACATATCTGGAGGACTGGTTATACTGGAGATAATAAAACCTTATCTAACCTCGTCTGTGGTTTGGTTGAGTCTCCTGACTGTATAAATCCAGAACACATAAAAGGTCATATATATGGAGAGAAAGATACCTGGGAGAGAAGAGCCAAGTTCATAAATCAAAATCTACCAAAATAATATTATGCCAAGAGGACAACTTACAAGAAATGAAATCTTATCAAAGGTTTATAAATTAAAGGACGAACTTAAAGATCAAAAGGGATTAACAGAAAATAAATATCTTGCAGATGAATACTTGAATAAGGTCTTAGATTATATCAACGAGTTTCGTCTCTAAAGAACTTAAAGTATCCTTATCTTCTGGGACAAGCCTATTCTACTGGGTGTTTGTTATATTGTCAAGAAAATGTAATGTTAAATTGAGTTTAAACTGCACTATATACGAAGGTCTGTTCTATTAAATCAATTTAACTTGATCTTAAATACAGGATTTGACTTCTGTGTTATAGTAATAAGGTCTTAAAAGGACAACCACAAAACATTACAAAAGGAATTAGAGATGAAAGCAATCGCACTTGCCGCACTGGCATTATCTGCACTGGCGACACCTGCCCTTGCAGGTCCATATGTAGAGACTAAATCTGAGTTCAAAGGAACTGACGATGAGTATAAAGGTGCAAAGAACCAAGCACGTGTCGGATATGAGTGGAAGGCCGGTAGGTTTGGTCCTTACATCGAGGGTGGTGCAGGTATTAAGAGTCCTGATAGTGGTGATAGTGAAACATTCACAGTCATTGAAGTTGGTTCTAAGGTAAAGATTACTGATAAGTTTGGTGCATATGGTAAGTTTGAAAACTTCTTTGAAGAAGACAACACTCGTGATTGGAAAGTTGAAGTTGGTACCAAGTACAAGTTCTGATTAGATAAATGAAAAAAACTATTCTCGCATTAATGGGTGTTGCTGCATTGGGTACCACTCT